AAAATATGAAATAGGCGGTCACTATGATTTACACGTAGATCATTTTGCTGCACAACCGAGAACAATGAGTATGATACTTCTTTGTAACAATGATTATGAGGGTGGAGAGTTGGGTTTTGCAAATCCTGACTATACAGATGAATTAATAGTGCCAGTGAAAGCTAATAGATTAATAGTGTGGCCAAGTAATTTTTTATTTCCACACGGCGTAAAACCAATAACAAAAGGAACAAGGTATTCAATAGTAGGATGGGCTCTTTAAAAAACAAAAAATACTGTGTCGTTGAAAAATTTTTAACAATAGAGGAAACAAAACTTCTTACCGACTATTGTAGATTAAAACATAGATTTAATATGACAGATTTTGCCAGTCCAAAAGCTCAAAATAATAATATGGATTCTCATTTTTATGGAGATTATCTAATGGAGTCTTTAATGTTAAATAAAGTTAACATGATGGAAAAAATAACTGGTGTTAAATTATTACCAACTTATTCTTTTTGGAGAATGTACACTAAATTTGCAGACCTTAAAGCTCACAAAGATAGAGAATCATGTGAGTATAGTGTTACGGTTTGCATAGGTTCTTGTGGAACTGAGTGGCCTATTTATATGGACAAAAAATCCATAAATTTAAAACCAGGTCAAGCTGCGATATATAAGGGTTGTGATATCAAACACTCAAGAAAAGAGTTTCAAGGAGACTGGCAAGCCCAAGTCTTTTTACACTACGTTAATAAAAATGGACCAAATAATCACTTTGTTAGAGATAAAAGGTTATTTTATGGAATGCCTCCAGTAATAGGGAAAAGTCAATTAAAATGATATTTAAACAAAAAGAAGATGGATCATGTAATATAGAGTTTTCTTGGAAAGAGAGATGGTCTCTGTTTATAAAAGGTAAGATAATATTTGATTCTGCTGGATTAAAACACTTTTCAAACATGTTGGTTAAAATGGTTAGTGATTGGCATCAAAGATTTGACGATAAAACTAAACAAATACAGACCCACGATTCATCAGAACCGCCTAAAAAATAGGCTTTTAATCAAAAAAATTATAATATATAATCCTTTCGTCTAAATAGGATAACACAGCATGCTACAAAAAATAAGATTTGCACCTGGAATCAACAAACAAATTACAGCTACTGCCGCTGAAGAACAGTGGATAGATTGTGATAATGTTCGTTTTAGATATGGTAGCCCTGAAAAAATAGGCGGTTGGAGTCAATTAGGGACAAACCATTTAACTGGTGCAGGCAGAGGGTTACATCATTTCGTAAACAGTCTGGGTAGAAAGTATGCTATTATAGGGACCAACAGAATTTTATACGCATATTCAGGAGGTGTATTTTATGACATACACCCTATCAAATCTACAACAACTCTTACAAGTGCATTCAGTACAACTAATGGATCAGCAGTTGTTACAATAACTTTTTCATCGAGTCACAATATTAATCCTGGAGATATTATATTATTAGATAACTTCTCTACGATTACAGATTCTGATTTTACGTCATCTGATTTTGATGACAAGAAATTCATGGTGACTACTACACCAACAACCTCAACCCTAACTATAACAATGCCTTCAAACGAAACGGGCTCAGGAGCTACTACATCTGGTGGTATAAGAGTACAACACTACTATCCTGTAGGCTCTGCTGTCCAAGAGAGAGGTTTTGGGTGGGGTCTAGGCTCTTGGGGTGGTGAAGCAGCCGGAGCTATCACAACAACGCTAAACGGGGCTATAAATGACTCCACGACTACAATTGTATTAACTGATGCTAGTTTATTTCCAAGCACAGGAACAAATTTTATAAAGATAGGCACAGAAGAAATGTCTTACACTGGTGTATCAACTAATACTTTAACAGGTGTAACAAGAGGAGTTAGAAACACAACAGCTGCATCCCACAGTGATGGTGCTACCATAACCAATACAACTGATTTTGTTGCTTGGGGTGAAGCAGCATCTGGTGACTTAGTATTAGAACCTGGTATGTGGTCGTTAGATAATTTAGGTGATAAAGCTATTTGTTTAATTCACAACAACGCATGTTTTTCTTGGGACTCATCTTTGTCCAATGCAACTACAACTAGAGCAGCTATTATTACAAATGCACCAACTGCATCAAGACACATGCTCGTATCTACACCGGATAGACACTTAGTGTTCTTTGGTACAGAAACCACGATAGGTGATATCGATACACAAGATGATATGTTTATAAGATTCTCTGCTATTGAAGATATTAATACGTATACACCTACAGCAACCAATGACGCTGGTACACAGAGACTGGCCGACGGATCACGGATCATGGGAGCTATTAGAGGTAGAGATGCAATTTATGTTTACACAGATACAGCATTATTCTTAATGCGTTTTGTTGGTCAACCTTTTACATTTGCTTTTACACAAGCAGGCACTAACTGTGGACTAGCTGGACAAAATGCAGTAGTCGAAGTGGATGGAGCTGCTTACTGGTTTTCTGAAAATGGTTTCTTTAAATACTCTGGTAATTTAGAATCACTACCTTGTTTAGTAGAAGATCATGTATTTGACGATATTAACTTAGACTCTGGTAACCAAATGATATCAGCAGGTTTAAATAACTTGTTTGGTGAAATATCTTGGTTCTATCCAACAACTAATTCAGCAGTCGTTAATAGAGTTGTTACATATAATTATTTTGATTCATCGCCACAAAGACCAGTTTGGACTATCGGCACATTATCTAGAACAATGTGGAAAGACTCTGCAGTATTTGGTAAACCTCACGCATTAGAGTATGACGCTGACACTGATACTTCTTTTGATGTTGTTGGTAATACAGAGGGTAGAACAACATATTACGAACACGAAACAGGAACCGATCAAGTTAAAGACGCTACGACTACAGCTGTTACCGCATCTATAACATCTGGAGATTTTGATATTACCCAAAGAGTGGCAAGAGGTGCTACAACAGGCACAGCAGATATTAGAGGAGATGGTGAATTTATAATGAAGATAAGAAGATTTATACCAGACTTTTTATCTCAAACAGGTGACGCAAGAGTAACTTTAAATTTAAGAAATTTCTCTAATGATGCAGCAGCAAGCTCAACACTTGGTCCCTTTACAATAACATCATCAACTAGTAAGGTGGACACTAGAGCAAGAGCAAGAGCCATAGCATTAAAAGTAGAAAATACAGGATCTGGTCAAAATTGGAAGTTAGGAACTTTTAGATTAGATACACAACCAGATGGAAGAAGATAATGGCAAAGATAGTTCAGTCACTTACCAGACCCTCTAAAGTATATAATCAAGCTGTAGCTGACTCACAAGTCAGAGATCTTGATGGTGTGATAGAAAAATTAAATACAACGTTTCAACAAGAACTTAAGGATGAAGTAGAAGCATTTAACTTCTTTTTACAATAATGGCTAATAGTTTTATTAATAAAAAAGTAGACTTAACTACAACAGATTTAACAACTCTGTACACAGTTCCAACGGCTACTACGGCTGTAGTCAAATCAATTTTAGTATCTGAAGATGCAGGATCAGGAGCGAATATAACTATAACTTTAGTTAACTCATCTGGCACTATTTTTAGTTTATTTAAAACTAAGGCTATATCTTCAAATACTACTACTGAACTTTTAACTCAACCTCTTGTAGTTCAAGAAAGTGAAATAATAAAAGTTCAAGCTTCTGACGCGAATGAGCTGCACGTCATAGCCTCAATACTAGAAATACAGCCAAGAGAGGTAACAACATAATGCAAACAATAAAACCAGAGAAAATAATAACAACTATATCTAACTTGAAAACAGGAGAAAAATATAATACAGAGGACGAATGGAAGGCTAAAGGAATCCCAGAATCAGACATTAGAAGGGATATTAAGGTAATTATGCCTTCGCTTGATTTGTTCCCTAAAACAAAGTAGTGTAATAAAATGGCAATAACTAGATCACAAATAGCGAGACAATTACTTCAGCAAGGTGGAGTTAGTATAGATGAGAGACCTACAGCAAGCCTTATAGATCCTAGAATGAATCTGTCTTACGATGAAAACCGTGCTAGAAATGAAATTCAAAGAGAGATGGGTGAGGCTCGTAGAGGTGATGACACAGGTGGTAAATTTAGAGATTATTTAACTCAAAACATAGGAGCAGGTGCAGCGGCATCATATGGAAATCTGTATGATAATGTAACTCCTGAAGGTTTAATTGATAGAGGTCCATTTACAGGAACTTATCGATCAATGAAAGACAGTGTAATAGATCAAATATATAGACAAAGACAGGGTCAACTAGCACAACAAAGATATCTCCAATCTGAAGCTGGATTAAGAGCTGCACGAGAAAAACAAAAAGCATTAGATTTACAAAGAAATGCTCCTCTTGTTAAATTACCAAGTGGTCCTGAAGGTATTGCAGAACTAGATGCTGTTAGAAATAGAGTTTTAGCAGAACAAGAAGCACAACAAAGAGCAGATGGTTTAGAGGATCCAATTACTGGTAAAAGATATATGTCACAACAAGAAGCTATAGATGATTTAGGAATAGTGCTTTACAATCAAAGATTTGCAGAGGGTGGAGAAGTATCTAGAATACCTTTTAGATCAGGTGATTTAGCTGCAAGAGATGACTCTTACGGCACTTTATCTGGTGGAGAATCTCCTGCATCTACGGGAGGAGACAATGAAACGGTCTTTGACCAAAGGTTTCAAGATATAGTTACTGTACCTGAGACAGTTGGTTTTACTCGTGGATCTGATGCATCGGAGTTTATTAAATCAAATTTAACAAGAGGTCTTGGCGCAATTGCTAGGCAACCAGGAATTAGCACAGGGATAGATATATTAAGAAGTATTTTTCCAGATACAGGTCAAACTTTTGTCCGTGGTGTAGATAGATTTGGTACAGGTGATGAGGATGAAACAAATAGATTTAGAAATAGAATAGTTCAGCCTATGATGCCTATGACACCAAAGCTGCCGTCAGACATAGAACCAGAACAAAGTGATATGCAAGAATTTGTACAAAGATTTACGCTACCAGAAAGATTTCAATTAGCAGACGGTGGACCAATTAGACAGGCATATAGTCTAGGTAGCATAGTTAAAAGTATTACAAAACCAGTTAAGAAAGTTTTAAAAAGCGATGTAGGTAAAGCTGCGTTAGCGGCAGCTGCTATATATTACACTGGTGGTGGAGCAATAGGGCCATTTCAAAGAGCTGGGATGTCCGGATTTGGTTTTGGTAATTTACCAGGAGCTGGACTTTTTAAAAATGCTATAATGCCTGGAACAGGTGAAGCATTAGCAGGAACAAGTCCTTTTAGTAAATTTATAGGAAGTACACCAGGTAGAGCAGCTGTAGGTATATTAGGAACATCTGCACTAGCAGGAGCATTAACACCTAAACAAGAAGAACAAGTAGAAAGTTTATCAAGCAGAATATCTGATCAAACAGGTATTGATGTAGAAGCAATTAGAAAAGAAGTTCAAGCAGCTTATGCCTCTGGTGATTTATCAGGATTAAGATCTAAGTATCCATTCTTAATACCCACAGAAGCAGCAAAAGCTGAGGGTGGTAGAATAGGTGCTGAAGAAGGTGGTCTTATGAATCTAGGTGGTAATGAAATGGATCTTAGAGGTGGTGGATTTGTGCCATTAGGAGTAGCAGAAAAAGCAGATGACGTACCTGCAAGATTATCTAAAAATGAGTTTGTTTTCACAGCTGATGCCGTTAGGGCAGCAGGTGGAGGAAGTGTTGATAGAGGAGCAGATTTAATGTATAAAACAATGAAACAACTGGAGAATAAGGTAGCATAATGGCAATAACAGAATCACGAGTATTACCAGCACAATTTATAGAAGATCTAGCAACAGATTATGGTAAGCAGTTAACAGCGTTAACGGCTCAACCTATTGATACATCTAAAATTGCACCTTCAGTTGCAGCACAAGACCCATTACAAACACAAGCAGCTACATTAGCTCAACAAGGTATAGGTTCTTATCAACCATTTGTAACAGGAGCACAGCAAGCAGCTACAGATTTTGGCACTGGTATTGCGCAAGCACAAGCATTAACAGGCACCGGAGCAGGAACAGGTGCAGGATCTATTGCATCTTATATGTCTCCATATCAATCACAAGTCATAGATGCTTCGTTAGGAGAATTTGACAGACAACAACAGATACAAGAACAAAGAATAAAAGATCAACAAGCACAACTTGGTGTTCTTGGTGCAGGTAGAGCAGGCGTTCAGCTTTCCGAGTTCGGAACGGGATCGGCAAGAGAGCGTGCATTACTACAAGCAAATTTATTACAACAAGGTTTTGGTCAAGCACAATCTGCTAGACAACAAGATTTATTAAATCAAAGAGCTTTAGCTGGTGATCAGTTAAGAGCTGGACAATTTCAAACAGGATTGGCTTCATTAGTTCCAGGGTTAGAAGCTTCAGACATACGTACTTTAGGATCAGTGGGCGCTGTCCAACAAGCACAGAATCAAGCGGTACTAGATGCACAAAGAGAAGCGAATAGATTAGAAGCGTTTGAACCGTACGAAAGATTAGGAACATTTGGATCTGGTGTTGCATCACTAATTAGTGGTTATCCTGGAAGACAACAGTTTTCTTCTGTTCCAAATCCAACGCCATTACAAACAGCGTTAGGTGTAGGTTCAACGTTATCTGGAATATACGGAAACATTATGGGACCTGTAAGGATTAGAAGTTAATGAAAAGCAGAGTATTAAAAAGACCGATGTTTAGAATGGGTGGCGACGTTGAAAACGTTGGCATTATGGACGGTATGCGTAGAAGATATGCAGAGTCAGATCCAAAAGGTGTACAACCTACAAGAGATCCTATGTTATTTAGACCAAGTATGAATGATTTTTTAATTAACTTTGGTTTAAATCTAGCGTCGCAAACACCAGGTGCAAATATATTTCAAACAGCTGCAACTGCAGCAAAAGAACCTTTTCAAATAATGCAAGCTAAAAAAGCTCAAGAGGAACAGCTTCAAAGCGAAAGAGAATTTCAAATTAAATTAAAATCATTAGATAGAAGTGACGCTGAAAAAGTTGCAAAACTTATGAGTGAAACAGAAGGTAATGAATTTTTTGGTAACTATGAAGGTGCTTTAAATAAAGTTCTTGATGCTAAAATGAAAGATGCAAGTCCTTTCTTAAAAGAAAGAAACCCTATCAGAGCAGCTAAAGATCAATTAATAGATGACAATGTTCCTGCAACCATTGCAGAGTTTGCAGCGCCTTATCAAGCAAAGATAGTTCAAATCATAGAAGACAACCCTGATGTTCCTTTTGATATCTCACAACCTTATGCATATAAAGGTAGATCAAAATATGCAGATGGAGCTGTTTACATTGAACCTGTAAAAGGTAAAGTAAAAAGATACGACGCTAAAACTAAACAATTTATAGATATAACAGATACGGTTAAACTACCTAGTCTGTAGGAGTAAACCATGGCTGTAAAGAAATACGACCCTTACGATCTTGCACAACCCGAAAAAGAAAACGACACAAATTTAGCTGTATCTATAGCTGCAGGTATTGGATCAGGATTAGTAAAAATACCTTTAGGTCTAACATCTGTTGCAGCAGAAGTTTATGATGCTGTGCGGGGAGAAAACTTACAAATAGAAGATAGTGCTGTTGCAAGACTAGAGCAATTTTTAGATGACTCTGTTGTAGGTGATGTTGTTCAAGGATTAGAAGACAAAGCAAGAGACACTGCTGCAGGTAGAATTACAGAAGCACTTGTTCAAGTTGGTATACCCGCTTCTGCTGGTGCAAGAATAGCTGCAGGCATAGCTTCTAAAGCTGTAAAATCAATTCAAACCGGTAAAAGAGTTTCACTAAAAAATAAAAATATATCTAAAGCTGCTAAAAGAGCATCTCAAGTAGGAAGATTTGCAACTGTAGCTGCAGGTGGATCAGCAGGAGCTGCACTGGTATATGATATAGAAGATATAGGAACATTTGGAGACATCTCTGCTTTACCTACAGAATTAGATAGAGATGAAAGAGCATCTAGTTCAGATGATGCTATTCGTAGATTAGAAAATAGAGCTAAATTTTTTTATGAAGGTATACTAATTTCACCTTTTGCATACGGTGCAGGTAAGGCTGCAAGTCTTATTGCAAAAAAAGGTAAAGAACTAGCTTACAGTAACTCTGTATTTGAAAGAATAGTTGACAAATATTTAGGTGCACCTTTTAGACCAAGAGGTAAAAAGACACAAGAATTGTTTGAGGCATCTATGAAAGTTGAAGGTAGAGAAGGATCT